AGCTGGTACAGTTATCTACAGCCCAGTCGATCATGCCGTCAAAATCACTACCAGCCGCCAAGTATACAGTAGTCACGACCATTTCAATGCAAACAATAGTTGTGTATCATCATCTACATGGTCATTTACTTCGATAATATAAACTGGTGGATCAACCCGGCCGTCGCGAGTGGAACCCTGCGTCCACAGATGCCAGCCTAGGCTCTGAATACTTGATCCCTGTACACTGACTTCGGGCCCTATATTTTTTATCAGCCATTGGACACAATCTCTGGCACGGTAAACATCTGTAGTTTTAATCTTCTGAGTCATCAAGCACTCGCCATCCAAGTTCAAGTAAATCTGCACGAATCTCATCTGTGACTTCGCCTTCGGGCACATAGGTTCTGCCATCAGCTTCTACTTCTGGCACTGTACCTGATAACCCATAGCCATCTTCACTGCTGCCAATACCACTACAGTACCAGTCAATGTAGTCTCCCGACTCACGCATGTCAGCAACAATGCCGCCAGCATGCCGCCAACTGCACGACCACTTTTGATCGGTTAAAATAGGCCATGTGTCGTTGCGTTGAAAATCTCTGTTGCACATGGCAGCATACAGATTCTGTGCATAGTTGTCGCTGGTACGAACTTTCTCCAGCATGTCAACGCAGGTACGCAGATCATATTCCATGTTGTTTTTGTGTGTTTCTTCGGACCATTCAGCATCCTGCTGTTTGACGTGTTCCCACATGGCAAGATATGCAGCGTCGGGTTCCTCGCCATCAGCGGTACACCGTTTCAAGTAGTTTTCCAGTTGGAATGTGTTGCGTCCAGGACTACAGCTGGGTTTAGTTGAGCGATCTTTTGTCATCACCACGCTCCAGTGCCCGAATAATCTGCTGACGAGTTTCCTCATCCAGCTCTTCGATATCTTCGTCTGTCATCTCTACGCTGTTTTCAAACAGCAGGCCTGATTCAGCAAACTCTTGAATTTGTTTTACAAACTCATCCAGTTCAGCCTGTGTGCCTTCAAAGTTGTCAAAACAACCCGGATCAAAAATTACTTTAAGTGGTTTCTTTTCAGTCATTACAGTTCCCGGATGTAGTCAATAACTTCTTGTGCATCTGAAAAATCTTCAATGGGTGTCTGATCAATCTGTTCGTACACCATCATACTCATTACACCATGTGCGATAGGCACAATGTTTGCAGGTAAAGTGTTGAACCACTCGACGATTTCTTCAGTGGTATCTAATCTCCACAGCATGTCAGCAATGGCTCGTTGCAAGGGCGATAGATTGGGGATGGAGATCATACAAATCCTTAAATTAGATAGTTTATATATTATAGCATACCATAGATATAAAGTCAATTTTACTTGTTGTATTATCACAACACCTATAAGTAGTTTCTATGCATTACGATAACCTATTCCCTCAGGCTTTCCAACAGTTGGGTTTTGATGTAGTTTACCAACCTACTTGCTTACAATCGCCGTATGACGTCAAGGGTTGGCCTATTCGGTATCCTACTGTTAAATGGACTAATAATACTGTAGTTATAATGCATTGCCAGGATTTTGTCAGTATCAATAGTGCAGGAATTTGCCCAGAAATACAAGCTATCGAAAAACATTTTGGTGAGCGTGCTAATCAGGTTGTAATAGTGCATTGGAATTACGATTTAAAATCAGTATATTCTGGGCCATGTCATTTGATACATTTTCCGACACACAGCTACGAAATAATGATGCGTTTAAACACTCCACCTTATTTAAACTGGCAGAAAAAGTTTCAAGCCAAGCGAATAAGAAATTGGCAATGCCTAAATGGTGCAGCAAGGCCGCATCGTATGTGTGTACACAATATGTTGGAAACATTCACTGGTGGTATCAGTAGTCTAGGAAATATAGATCCCTTACCACAAGATGACTACCACACAGCCTATCAATGGCAACCTGGCGAGCATGATTTAAATGAAAGTAATTTTATAAGATTATCGTGGTTATATTCTACTACCAAAATCAATATAGTAACAGAAACACAATACACAGAAACACCTGGAATCATAACAGAAAAAACTTTGTTTGCATTGTTAGCAGGGCAGATACCTATTGTAATAGGATATCCTGGTATCGTAGAACATTGCAGACGTCTTGGGTTCGATATGTTCGACGATCTTGTTGACAACTCTTACGATACATTGCACGATACACATCGGTGGAGCGAATCGTTGACTCGCAATAAAGAATTGTTAATTAATACTCCTGATTTAAAATCATATGCAGATCGACTGCAAGCACAGCAGGATTATGTATTAACTAAATGGCCACTTAAACTAATTGCTGACTTTAAGGCACAGAGCGACGCTGTGGCATATTGTCTAACCAATTCTTGATGCTGCCGTACATGGTGGCCATGACAGCTTCCTTGCTGGAATAAAACACAATTTCTTTTTTCTTGTAGTCAATAAAATAAGGCCAGGTCAACTTGCGATCTAAGGCCAACAAGAGATTTTTATCCATGGTAATCTTGATGTCGTTTAACGGCACCGACCAAGATTCCAAGGCCAATATTTTCAAGGCCTGATAACCATTTTGGGTCAAACGGAATCCACCATTGTTTCTAATGTTGGTGTACCAAAGGACCATGGCCTCTTCCAGAGTAATCCTGTGATCCTCTGGCAGTAATTCTATTAAGCGTAGAGTTAGTTTATGCTTTGACATTGGGGAATATGGTCTCCCCTTGAGTCAACAACACCACCGAAAACTTGTCAGTTCGGAATTGTGTGTTTAACTTTTTGGCCAAGTTGATGGCATGGCCTTGGTTGGAGAATGACACCTTCTTGTACTTGGGGCCAGGATACTGAACCAACAGGTTTGATGTCTTGAGGTTGATGGGCTTGCTGTCAAAGAACACCGCCCATATGCCTTCGGCCGCCAAGACCTGTTCAGTCTTGTAGGTGCTCTTGTTTGTTAATTCAACTAATACCTGAGGTTTAGGTCTGCTCATTCATTAAACTCCTACATTTATTTATCTAAAATGTAAGCCGTTATTAGAACGTGCCGCCTGTGACTTCCAGTTCTACGGTGGGGTTTTGTGTAGCAGCAGTACCTTGCTCATGTAAAGTCTGAAGAGCCAACAGCAACTTGGTGATATCTGCGTGTAGATCCTTGGCATCGCTCATGCTCATGGTAAAATCTCGTTGCTGTCTAGCGTCGGCAGCTTTGATTCGATCAACAAATCGATTGATGTGTAAACTCATATAAGTCTCCTGTAAGATATTTAATCAATGCTGAATCAACTATATAATAATATCCGGAGACCCAAATGAAGAAACTATTAGCGATAGCACTGTTATTATTCACAGCAGTGGCCGCAGCAGACAATGAAGTAGCTGTAATGGATAACGAAGCCGGCGGACAAATAGTATTGACACAACGCGAATGTTCTATACCAGACTCAGCTGATTTCAGACTGGCCTATTCAACCAGTGAGAATCGTCGCATTTATGGTTGTTGGAAGCTGCAAAGAAATAGTAGAATGGTGCATGTGCTTTGGGTGACTCCTGACGGCAAGAGCCACCACAAAGTTTACGACTCTGAAAAGTTTGACTTGATTAAATCAATCTAATCGTTGTCACAGATATTTCGAGAATTTGCCACCGCTTTAAATTCCATGTGCGGAGCAATGTCATTATCGAATAACTGTGCCATTTGTTTCCACAGTTGCTCTCGTTCCCACTGATACATACCGGCTGAAATAGTGTCAATAAAGTCAGTCATGCCTGGTCGAGATTTATGATCTGGGTCTTTAACTATACCGTAGTCATGTCTCCAGGTATAGCACATGTCGATGATGATTTGGTCTCGAGTGCTCATTAGTCTTTGCGTCCACCAAATAACTGTAACAAGCTCAAGAATATGTTGATAAAGTCAAGATACAAAGTCAAGGCACCCATGATCTCAACAGATCCAGATGTTTCTTCTGAAACCATTTCGCGAATCTTCTGTGTGTCATAAGCTGTAAGTCCAGTAAACACAATCACAGCAATGGCCGAGATAACCATGGTCATGACACTGCTACCAACAAAAACATTAACGACGCTGGCAATCACCACAGCAATCAAGCCAATGAACAGGAACTGACCAACGCTGGTAAGATCGCGTTTGGTAAAATAACCATATAGGCTCATGGTGCCAAACAACACAGCAGCTGACATGAATGCCATCACAATACTGCCCAAGGCAAACAAGGCAAAGATCGTAGCAAAACTCAAGCCCATTAACGCACTGAAGCCTGCTAGCATCAGCAGAGCTATTTCACGTGGTGGTTTGGTGGCCATGGCAAATCCAATGCCTATCACTGCCACTAACGGGGCAAATATCACAACCCATTTGATCCAACCTGTAAAGAAAAACTTTAAAAGATCTGGACTGGTACCAACAACGTAACTAACAATGCCACTGATCACAATGGCCAAAAACATATAATTGTACACACGCAACATAGCGTCATTTACTTCAGCAGCAGTTCTATATACAGCAGTAGTCATTGACTTCTCCTTATTCTCGGTTAATGTATTTAGACAATTCTGGCGGACGCCAGCCTGTGGGTTTTAATACCTTGCCATCTTCACGTTTACGGACACGGCCGGTTAAGGAATCAATTTTGGCAAAGTTTGTACTCATGACTTCTTTCCAAGCACCTTCACCATCTGCTCCCAGGCTCTGCACCGCACCCACTGTGACAACAAGAATATCTATCAAGGCATCTAACTGTTCAACCCGATCGTTGTTGTCAACTGCGGTCTGTAGTTCCTCGACTTCTTCCTGTATCAATTTAAGATACAAGTCAAACTGATCCTGATTGCGATTGCCCACAGTTTGTCCACAGGCATTCATAAATTTTGCTTGATCTCTAAACACGTTGCTCATTGGCTTGTTCCTCAGTGTGAAATGGACCGCGATACGAATATCGCTGTAGGGTAATTAATTTTGGGCATAATTCTGTTGTCCAATGCCGACCCTGCTTGACACGATACCATCCGGCAGCATACCATGATTTGGATTTGGGTTCGCGTGTCCACAGTGGTACTTGATGCTTGACATCGTATATGGCATTGTAAGCTGTACTAGTAGTAGGGAAACCGTGCATCGAGTTTCCAACAGTAACTGAGCCCATCTTCTTTACTACAGGTTCAAAAGCAATTGCTATCTTTTGCTTAATGGTATTGATGGTTTTATAATTGTTAACTTGGTCACCAATTTTTACACTAAATCCGTCGGCACCGGCTTCTATGTTGCCAACCTTGCGATCATTTTGTTTTAGGATCCAAAATTGATTAGGAATTACTGGTTTTGCTACAATCATCTAGCACTCCTTTGTATGTTTCATTTAACCAACGAGCATACTGCTCGGCTGATTCACTGGCCTTGACCAGTTCGTATTTGCCACAAAACTTCATGAATCTAATACCCACTTGCCCTACATCTTTGTGACTAATCATACTGCGGATACTGTCATCGACTGCTTGTTTAATTTCCGAAGGTTGTGCGTTTAAATCAATTAATAAGCGATTACGCTCGTAGTCGTCTAACACCCGATGTTCGACACCGTCGGGGTCACTCCAACGCTGTAGCATGAGATTATTCCAAGCATAACCCTGCTTGTTGCGATCTTCAAATGCTTCAGTTAAACCCACCTTGTTTTTTGTTCCTTTAACACGTACACCGGGATATGCAGAAAAAACATTGTCGCTTGAATCGCCACGCATGCATTTTTCAAACAACAGCCATTCGGGATTGGGGATAGTTTTGGGTTCTTTGGTTTTCTTGTCTATGACTGGTCGACCCTTGGCATCAAATATCCCACGCACAGTTAGCAATTCGTCAGAGATGCCGTTGTATTGATCCACATTCTCGGATAGGAGCTGAACAAAGTCGGTATCGCTTGAAATAATTACGTGATGATCATGGGGGTGTAATGCTATCCAACGAGCAATAATATCGTCGGCTTCTGCGTTTTCGTTTCTGACAACTGAGCAATTTGTACTCTCAGCCAAGTATTTAGTCAAGTGATCAAACGTTTCCCAAAATAATTTGTCTTCAGCTTGCTCTTTTTCTGTTTGTGCTGCTCTAGCATCGCTACGATTTCGCTTGTAAGGTGCGTACACATCCTTACGCCAACTACGACCTTCCAACGCAAACACCACATGATCAGCACCGAACTTTGTGACCACTTTGTTTACTGCACTAAGAGTTATATGTAGGGCGTAGCCCACTTTCTCCCATTCGTCACTGGCACGGAAAGCCACATGGCGGGCACGAAAGAACAGATTAGCTGTATCTATAAGAACGTATTTCATTGAGTCCTAAATAAGTTTGTGTTTGACAATGTATTGTAACACAAAACGAGCCCAAGCACTATGAGCTTCTTTACCGAAATGCCAGGAATCTGATGCAACTGTTTCAAAACCGTTGTCCAAAAGCCACTGGCTATAGGTCATTTGAGCATTGTAGGGTTCAATATAACTGGATCCCCAATCATGCTGATCCACTGAGGCTATTTTTTCAAAATGATTATTACCGTTAAAGAAGATATGTCTTACCCCAAGTGATTCGAGTTCCAGGTGGAATTTCCAAATTTCTTTATGTGCAGCCAGAGTAATTTCTTGCCAGTCAAGTCCAAGAATATATTGTCTGTATTTTTCTTGGCACTCTTGTGGAACACGATCAATGCCGCTGCCATTGACCTGGTAATATATATTATTGACCTGCCACTCTTGTCTTTCCCAAGTCGACCATTGAATGATTACCAAGGTATTTTGCAATTCAGTGGGACGTTGACTGATCCAGTGTCTTGTAGTGCGTATAATACGCTGATTGCTGGCAGCAGATTCTGCATCGCAGTGAAATCCAAATTTTGCAATATCGGCTAATTGTTTTCCCCAACTCACTGACAGATTAGCAGGATGAGGCAGTCGACCCAGATAATTTAAGAAAGGATCGTCCTCGGCAAAAGCATGAGCATTTACTGCTTCTGCTGCAGCGGTATGACTATCGCCGTTGACATAAAGAATCACGAAACCTCCGTGCGGCCGTTACCTAAATCCCTGCTGCGAGTAAAACGTGTGGGATTCATTGCTTGCTCTTGTTCCCAAGTTTCCATGACAACGTGTCTACAAACATTCTGAAACCATTGATCCACAATATCAGAATCAGTTTTGCCCACGTATCCGGCACGTATTAAGTTGGCTACAAATTTTTCATTCCAGTCAAGTTCGAATGAACCTGCATGAATATTCTCAGGATCTACATCCATGCTGAGAATAGCCACATAAGGGTCGCCCCTTTCAGTGGCTAACTCTTTTTCGGATTTTGTTGGCTCTGCTTTTTTAGTGCGTTCCTTCTTGAGCTGCTTAGCAGCTTCTTTTGAAATTGGCTCCAGAGGCTCTGGACTCTTAAACATATTTTTTAATTTATCGAACATATTATTCCTTTACTTCAATCCAAGTGTGGTCACCTAACCACTTTACTGCTACAATATACTGATACCACACAGGAGCACCAGCTGACCAACCGTCTGGTCCCATACCACATAGTATAAGTTCGTCCTTGCGTGTATCTTGTACCAACCAGTATGTATGCCCGTGTGCTATTTGAAAATCATACCGGGCACTATGTACCATATCGGTTAAATCTAATCTGCGTTTAATTTCATCGGCCTGGCGTTGTAAAACGTCAACTAATTCCATAATTCTGTTGTACTCTTGCTCGGCGTGCATACGAGCCACGTTCAGCATGATGTCTTTTTGTCTAGTAACAGGCACCAGGTCAAATGCAGGTCCGCCGGCTTCTGTAGGATATGGCGTAACGTTCCTGTTGAAGAACGGTACTACAACATTACCAACATCAACGTCAAAGCTGTTGCGTCCTTTGGATATGTTAGACATCTTTTAAGCACTTTATTAGATACTCATTTTTGGTCAACCATATTACGGGCGTATTAATAATATACTGCGACGATCCTCTATAAGCCCATGTTAGCCAAATTAATTCGTTTGATGCATAGCATCTCTGAGGCTTCCATGCAAATCGTAGTTGCCAAGGCCTTAACCACGCTTCGTCTCGAATATTCATAAGAGTGTCTAGTGGCATTAAGCCAAGCTCGCATACAAGTGTTGCTGTAGATTCAATCTCAAGCCATTCTCAATGCAGTATTGTCCTGTATATTCATGGTTACGTTGATTGGCTTCCAAGTTTAACAAGCCGGGTTCCCAGAAGCTGATGACCTCATCCACAGTACTACGCTCTGCCATAGTGATGGTGCCTTTCTCGGACCGCAACAGTTTGATACGCTGCGGTAAACTGTTGTACACATTCATTGGGCTACAGTAAATTGGTTTACCTGTACGGTCTCGCCAGGCCAAGGCCCAGTCTGGTACACTGCTATATGGACTTTCTGGATCAGCACTCATAACAAACTTTAAGCAGTCTGCACGATCTAAAATAGTTTTGCTGGGTGCATAGTACTTGATGGCTACACCATTCTTCTCCACACATTTAGGACTGCATACTAGTGTGACACCTTCAGGTACTACTGTATCAGGAATGCCATTGCTTTCCACTTGCACTTCTTTAAATTCAGATAGTTGACGTGCCATAAACGCACTAATATTTTCTTGTATAAGAGGTTCGCCACCAGTCATAACAAGAACAATATTTGGATAAGTTTTACGACCTTCAGCAGGTTCGTATACCCATTTAGGCACTTCTTTTCCCTTGCTCTGCCAGAAATTCCAAATGGTTTCATCCATTTTAGTTTCAATCTGATCATAGGTCATCCAGTCACCGTCATCGAAGAATGTGTCGCAGAAGCTGCAATCCAAATTACACTTGGCCAATCGAATAAACAAAGCGGGCATACCTGCATATGGTCCTTCGCCTTGAAGTGTAAAGAACATACTTGTAACAAACAAGCTGTCAGCAGGAGCATCCTTAAAATACTTCTTGCCTACAATTTCATTAGTACCGAACATCTTTATCCTTATTATAGAATACTTCACTTATCCATCGAGCTGGATAGTTCCAAAGATTCAACGGTGGAAACTGATCGTTCCACATTTTTTCAATATTGATTGATTCTTGATTAATTGTAACAGGTTTATTTAGACTAGTCAACATGCTGCTGTTCCGGATTCCAGCGACGCCACCATTCTTCCCAAGGAAAAACAATCCATTGTGGATCATTAAACTTGTTGATCACTTCGGCTGAGTAATCAACGTCAGTAATACATTCGCTACTTTCATTGTCGTACAAGGTAGCAATACGTACATTGCTACCCCACAATGAATCCCATCGTTCGTCATGTTCAAAGCAGTTACCTTCCCAATCTCGTCTGATCCAGTTGAGTGTGGCACCGCTGTCGTTAATATCGTCTACAATCAGAATGTTTTTACCGTTAAATGCATCTTCGGCCATCCATAAGTTGCTTTCGCATTCGTTTTCGTTACCATCACGCAATCGCACCTGTAAGGTTTCCATTGGGCAATCTAAGTACTGACTGATCAAGTTGGCAGGAACAAGGCCGCCTCTTGTGATGCCAACTACGTAGTCTGGAGTCCACCGATCCAGCCACATTTGACGTACCAGCTCTTGTACTTGTCTCTGTACGTCATTCCAGCTTACATATACTTTTTTCATTTATGTTCCGTATAATAACAATGATTGTTCAAGGTTGTCTAACGCAAGATTATATCTGGCTAACTTGTCACCGTTTCCGGTATAATTTAATGCGTTAACAGATCTTACCTGCAGATATTCTAAATTGATATTATGTAACTTTGAGTATAACACAAGTATTTCGCTTAGTCTATGTTTTTGGTCATACACCACATTTAGATCTCGATCTGTAATGATTCCGTTGATTACTGCTTCGATCACACGCACAAAGTCTCTGGCACTGACCATGTCAAAATAACGGTCTTGCTCCAATATGAAAGGAATATGATTATTGACAGCTGATCGATATCTTTTTAATAATCGATTCTCTGATTCTGAAGGATCAAAACATCCAAATAGTCTCAATGTCACTATCTTTGGAAAATCAACACTGAATCTGGCTATGATATTTTTACTTTGTCCATAGCTGTATTGCGGCCTACGACTCCAAATTTCATATTCGTGAACTTGATCTATGTCCTGATCTATATCAAATTCAGCACCGGATCCGATGTTGATCAATGTATTGTACCATTTGTCGTTAATGGCAAGATTGTAGAAGCCTTCGAGATTATTAGCGTAGATAGCATGATCATTTGATCTCAATTGTTCTCTACCGGCCGCAGCACAATTTATGACGACATCGTAACGATTGCGATTTAGTACGTTGGTAACAGCGGCCAGGTCAGTTAGATCAAGCTGATGTCGAGTTGCAGCATCAACTTGATGTCCCGGTAAATGATCGCTGATGTAGCTGCCAAGAAATCCAGCAGCACCAGTTACAAGTATTTTCATCGTCCGAAGTCAGGAAACTCAACCACGATAGTACTGCGTCCGTCTGTGCGATTGTAGGCTTTTTCGTAGGCTGGTCTAATGCTTTCTACAGTGTCAGCTTCGATCACATCCACTGTTTGACACATAAGTCTAAAGGCTGCTGCAAAGTTGCCGCGATGCTGTGCCTGTGGATCCACAGGACGTTCAGAACCTACTGCCACTCTAATGATAACTTTTGGGCAACACCGGCCGGCACTTAGACTACTGAGTTTGTCCAAGTGATTCACAATTTGATCCGTGGCGCACAGCAAGAAATTCCAACGTGGAACCACAGATACCGGCACAAATCCGTTCATGGCCAAGCCAATGCTGACACCAATTTGGAAATTTTCTGCCACTGGAAATTCCATTTTCTTTTCTGCCACGATCGCAGTTAGACTTTCGTAACAACCAGTTCCGGCATATTCCACTGCTTGCCCTAGAAATATGGTATTTGGCTGTAGACTGAGCCAGGTCATGGTACGTTTTAATTCTTGGTTGTACAGTTGATTTGGTGTCATTAGAATTGTACCCTTACACCGGCTCCGGCATGTGGATAACGAGTATTTCGGTATCGATAATAGATCAAATTGGTGTCTTGAAACCAATCAGCATCCGTGGCATAGTATGGAACAGTTCTGCCCCATATCTTGTCAGTGGGGGACTCAACAGCAAGCCCGTTGTCTTCAACTACAAATGTGATTGGTAACTGATGATTTACGCTGTACTTGTAGGCTTCGTGCCAAGCACCTGTTTCGGCACTCATGTCGCCAGCCCAACACCATACATGCTCACCAGTATTGCGTAGTTTTGCTGCCAAGGCCAAACCAGTAGCAATGCTGGGAATACCGCCCACTATACTAGAACACACAAACTTGTATTCTGGCAAGTTTAGTACCATGCTGCGTCCTGCTATAATCTCGCTACGCAACAAATCTTTTGGTATACCTTTAAGCAGAGCCTGATAGTGATTGCGCCAAGTACAACAGACCCAATCATTCTTGACATCAATGCCGTTGAACACCTGCATGATTTGATCTTCAACACCGTAATACAAATGGATAGGTGCACGTATTTCGCGATTGTTAAAACGTTCGCCTATTTCTGTTTCAAAATCTATTAGTTCTTGTTTTGTAATCATACAAACAGGCTCATAAATCCGTCAACTTTCTCGCCAATGTACGCAATCTGTTCAGGAGTAATTACTGGGCTAGTGCCATGAAAATATGTATGGGTCATAGCATGTGTGGCCATTGGGAAATCGTCCTTGGCTCGCTGCGGATCCATTAGATGACTGTAAGCTGGTTGCAGCATGATGTTGCCGGCAAAGTAAGGACGAGTTTGTATTAAGTTTTCTTCTAGGTAGTCCACAATGTCGTTGCGTTTAAATGGGGCTCCGACTCTGATGGTGATAGGGAAAGCAAACCAAGAAGGATCACTTTTGTCTTGAGCACGAGGTAAGTGGAAAAATTCTTCGTACTTTTCGTAGATAGCAAACAGTAGGCCATAGTTTCTGCGACGCAACGCATGTATTTCATCCAACTTGTCTAACTGTTGTAGACCCATGGCTGCTTGTAGTTCAATGGGTTTGAGATTGTAGCCTATTTCGTCGTACACATACTTGTGATCAAATATCTCATCTGGCAAAGTGGGAATCCAGTTGTTGAATCTCTTGCCACACGACCCGCATTTCAGCTTGTTGGCTTCTGGTCCAACACAATAACAACCACGACCCCACTCACGGAAGCTGCGTAAGATAACTTCTTGTTGATAGTCGCTGACAGCAACAAAGCCGCCTTCGCCCATGGTCATATGATGTGCTGGATAAAAGCTACAGGAACTCATCAGTCCATAGCTGCCTAATGGTCGACCATCGTAGGTGCTGCCTAACGCATCGCAGCAGTCTTCCAGTAGTATCAGTTTGTACTTTTTGACCAGATCCATGACCAGATCCATGTTAGGCGGATTACCTAATACGTGTGCAAATGTAATGATCTTGATGCAAGAATCATTGGCAACAGCACGTTCGGCCTGTTCAAGATTGATGTTTAAGGTATCTAGTTCAATATCCACAAACACCGGCTCAAAGCCAACTTGTAAGGTAGGGTTCAGTGTGGTAGGAAAGCCCGCAATTGGCATCAATACCTTGGTTCCCTTAGGAAAGTTATAACCACGCTTGCTGGTCAACGAACTCATCATCAAGAGATTGCTGCTGCTGCCTGAGTTGGTCAAGATGCCGTGTGTTTTTCCAAACAGTGCAGGAAAGCGTTTCTCAAACTCCACCCCAGCATCGCCCATGGCCAACCATCCCTTCAAGAGACTTTCAACTCCAGCCATGTATTCCCTGCTGTCATAGTAAGACCCTGCATAGTTCACAAAGTCTCGTCCTGCTACCCAGGTTTTTTTTGCTTGTTGTTGATCTATATAAGATTTAACTGCGTCTAATATTTCTTTCATATGTCAATCTCTAATTTGTTGCAGAGTTTTTCCATGATAGCAATCACTTGTTGTGTACCTCTGCTGGCACAAAAATGCAAAATATTTGCATATCCTATAGGACAACAATTCCAAGATTCGGATGCTGATATTGTGTTACTATCTAAACTACGCATATTATGAGCCATCCAATTCATTCCAGGATGTAGTCTATCTGCGTCATCGATATTCTGCGACCAAAACATGGCATTGTGTCGATTTTGATCGAATCCCCAATTCCTATCATCGGCAGTCTCTCTCAGTGCCAGGTAATCTTCACCTAACTGCCAAGTTTCTGCACTCATTGTACTGGGATAATACTGTACATCGTCGTTGAAGTAGTGAGTGAAGTCGTGATAAGTTCTGGGATCAGTATAATTAAACAAACGATACTGAGTCCACCGATCAGAAAACAAACTGGTCGGACGAATCATCAAAGTATCGGCACCTGCCCAGAAAATATTACAGGGTTCGCGATGCCACAGTTCCTTGATAGCATACCAGTTGGCCATATTGTAGTTGTCACAGTCTAGGGCTGGTTCAGTCCATAACACAGGTTCAAATGGTTCCTGTACAAACTTGCGAAAACTTGCCAGTCGCATTTGGTACATGGTCATGTAAGGCACATGTAAATCTGTTCCTGTGTGTGTCATCCATCCATTACTGGTAATGGGTCTAACTGCGCATACCAAATAGTTTTTCATATTATTCTGACTTGAATCTACCCAAGATGGCTCCACTGTTTTGTCTGTAGCCTTGATTGTGCAACAGACTATAGCCATTTAAAAACAAGTAAGGAATCACAGCTGAACACTTGCCGATGAACACACCTTCGCTGGGATGATACCAAGTGTCGTCGCACACAATAATGCTGTTGTCACTCATCATGTTCATGAGATATATGGACTGTAACAAGTGTGTGACTTGACTTTGTACGTTGGTCATTTCAACACCCATCTTGTCACGATAGTTTTGCTTGACACCAGCCACAAATGGTTCTTCTTGACCACTTAGCCAGTAATCCCAATCAAAATTATCCAAGTATACCAAGCTGGCCCTAAGATCCGGATCGTTGCTTGACAACTGCTGAATGTAATTTTCTCCGCGATCGCAAGCCAATGTAACGTGTGTTGGCAATTTTCCATCCACACTTAAATTCTCAGTGGCACGGGCGATCTGATCTGGGTCCATGTCAACACCGTGAAAATTAACACCGCGACTGCCGGCAAGATCTGACAGGAACCGAGTCGATCCTTCACCGCGATCAACACCAACTTCGATCCAGCATCCAGAATCAATTCGTTCTAAGTAATCTTCAACTTTCTTGTAATATGTACCCATTCATCACCATATAAAGTTATCTTTGTAATATTGTACTACCTTTGACAGCTCTGTGTCAAATTCTGCTGTGGCCGACCAACCCAAACTCTTTAACTTACTGTCATCAATACTGTATCTAACATCCTGCCCAGCTCGTTGTGAATCAATCACATAATCAAGCCAGGTGGTTTCAAAGTCTTCACCGCTGCTGAAATACTCGGACAAGATCTTTTGTACCACAATACGGTTTGGCAATTCCGTATTGCCAGAAATGTTGTATATTTCGTTTACAACACCTGCATCAATAATGGCAGCAACAGCCCGAGCTGTGTCAGTGGCGTGTAACCAAGTTCGACGGGGTTCTCCGCGATCATGCAAGTCGATGGGTCTGCCCAATTCTAGATATTTCACACTCTTGGGTATGAGTTTTTCAACATACTGTCCAATGCCATAGTTGTTTGTAGGGCGAACAATCACATAAGGTATTCCGTGTGTGCGAGCCCAAGCATTGATCAACATGTCGGCAGCAGCCTTGGATGCCGAATAAGGATTGCTGGGATTCAGCTTGTGTTCTTCTGTATGAGATCCTGATTCGATGTCGCCGTAAACTTCGTCTGTGGAAAAGTGCAGTAACACTGGACGCTTATAAGCGGGAATCACTCGTATCAGTTCTAGTATGTGATGTACCCCACGCACATTACTTTCAATAAAAACATCACTGGCCATGATTGAATTGTCCACATGTGTTTCTGCTGCGGTGTTGATAAAGTAATCACAGTCACGCAGCGGGCCTAAGTCATTAATGTCGCATTGTAAAAATGTAAAATTTGAGTACTGACTAAACTTAGGCAGCCATGATTGATTACTGGCATAAGTCATCTTGTCTACACCAATCACATACCAGCCGCGATCCAATAAGAGTTCAGTAATGTGTATGCCTATAAAACCCAAGCATCCAGTTACATAAACAACCTTCTTCACATTTTTCTCGCTTTAACCAGCAGATGCCATCCCAGGTATTCTTTGACAGCATCACGCATGACAGGTTGCATGGCCTCAAACCAAGGTTCTAACTCAAACTTGCCTTTCTTGTACATAGGAACATTGTACATGAAACAATGATCTTGTCTGATGCGTTCAATTTTAAATAATCCTTTTACCAGTTCTGTGATCTCTTCTTTGGTGAATGCGTCAGCATAAGGACATCCAGCTTGTGCTTCAAACTGATCCAGGCCCTTTTGAATCATAGCATACTTCCAGGAGTTACGTGCATACACCATGAATCTGAGCTCGGCATGTTTTTTCATAACTGTGCTGATATTTTCCAAGTGACCACGCATGCCCGGAAAGTGATGCAGTACACCATAACTATAAACTAAATCAAATTCTCCTAATCCTTGCAAACCAGTTCGATCAGTTACATCACATTGAATAAAATCACCAGGCAATTCCAATACCTCAAATCGCCGTCGACAAATGTCTAAACTTTCTTGGGAAAGATCGATGCCTACATATTCAGCACCGTGTCTGGCAAACTGTTCTGCATCTGTACCGATTCCACACCCAACTTCTAATACACGTAATCCACGCCAATGGTGAAATCCAGCAAAGTCTAAAATGTGCGGTTCAGATCGATAACGTTTGGTAGTAACTGCTTCAAAATACTCAGGTGTGCCGATTTCATAATCGCTATGTCCTATATTACAGGGTTGTTGATTCCAGTATTCAATAATTCGATCTTTAATTTCGTGTGTCATTTTTTCTCTTTATATTGCATTAGTTGTTTATTAGGATCACACACGGGCCCGCACATTTTTTGCCAAGGATCTTGTTTACTTTCTAAGACATTTTGAAACCATTCTGTGTTTTGACCTACTGTTTTGAGATATTCATTAATTTTTATAGCATCTCGTATTCGTTTATCCCTCCAGCCATAATGATTAAAGTCTGCTGGATTAGTAGGGTCACCTTCAAGCATGGGCCGATTTTCAAAAGTCTCATCTTTATTATTTCCAGTTAAGTCATGGCGGTCATGTGTTACTTTGATATCGACATCTTTCATAATATCTAACATATAACTAATTTGGCTGATCCATGCATCTGATATTTGGTGTTGACTCAAATATCCCAGTAATTTAAACCATTTTCTGGGCACAATAGGAAATATAGCATACGGATGTTCATTATGTGTTGGCATACGTAGGCAACAAAATTCTCCAGTATGATTTACAATTTTTTTATCCCAACTCGCACTTTCCATAATAGCATCATCGTTCCAAAACATTAACCAGTCGCCTGTGGAAATTTTTGCCAATCCATTGACATATTCATTAAGTCTTATATAGCCCATCGGAGCAAAAGATAAACAGGTATAACGTGCACCGGCGGCCTCTATGTCTGATTGAATATGGTTAATAAAGTAATCCACAGAAGTATTGTCGTCGGAATCGAATGCCAGGAGTATTTGTAATTTTTTTGGTTCCATAGCCAAATTAATTAGACTCATGATACTGCGTTTGAGTGCTTCTGTACGACCTCTGGTAGGAAGTAAAATACTAATCGAAGGTTTGAAATTTTTTGACATATTCATTAAGTAAAAAAAGCTGCTCTATTAATCCATTTAACTTGTTTAACGGAATCATATTAGGTCCATCGCTGGGTGCTGAATCCGGATTCTCGTGAGTTTCAATAAACACAGCATTAACTGTGCCTGTAGCTACAGCCGCCCGGGCAAGATATGGAACCATCCTTCGATCTCCGCCTGAGCTCGACCCATTTGCACCAGGCTGTTGAACGCTATGTGTGGCATCGTACACTACGGGATATCCAGTCTCTGACATGATAGGTAAACTACGCATGTCAACCACAAGATTATTATATCCATGAGTATATCCTCTTTCACACAACATAATACGACGATTGCCGGTTGATGCAATTTTATCAGCAACATTTTTCATATCGTGTGGTGCCAAGAACTGTCCTTTTTTGACGTTAATAGCCAGACCCGTGGCACCTGCTGCCAGCAACAGATCAGTTTGCCTGCAAAGAAAGGCCGGAATCTGCAACACATCGATGCCGGCTTCGGCACAAACTTGTGCTTGATAACTTTCGTGAATGTCTGTTAATATGGGCATACCAAACAGATGTTTAACACTGTTTAATATTTGCAAGCCTTGATCAATGCCAACGCCGCGTTGTGTATTAACACTGGATCTGTTGGCTTTGTCAAAGCTGCTTTTGTAAATAAAAGAAATACCTAGCTTCTTTGTTATCTCTTGTATTGCACCGGCCATCTGTTCGGCATGACTTTGGCTCTCAATCTGGCAAGGACCTGCAATGAGAACCAAAGGTGAATTGCCTCCGATGGTGATCGTACCAATATCAAACTTATTCAAATAGATCCTCTTTTTATCTTTTACCAGTGATGTATTACGTTGGCAATAATGAAACAGCAAGTAACAACATGGATTACTATCCAAAAGGTTTTTAGGAACAGTGCTATTCTTGCTTCGCGGAGACTGAGTATAGGAACATCGGGTCTATCCTCGTCGGTTTCGCCCATCAAATGACCAGTTGCTCGTGCCCAAATTTTTTCAAAACTGTTCAAGCAAATAAATCCTCATTCCATTCACGGTGTCCTTCTCGGAACGCCATGTTGGCCTGTGTCTCACGTACTTCCACACGATAACACCATAAACGATCTGCTTCTGCCGCCCCCCACATGTCCGGAATGTAAACACCATTGACATATCGGTACAGTTGATCAGCCAATCCTTCACAGCCTAAACGGGGTAGAATGGTCAGCTTGGCAAGATTACGCCGTTCCATTTCCTTGTAAAACTCAAGTTCGGGATCGTCTTCGGCCACAAGTAAAGTATGGTCAAACTGACTTTCCAGCACGTTCTTTAGTTCTTTAAGACCACCGTAATCAGCAGCCCAGTTACGAACGTCTAGGTCGTCTGTGCCAAAGTAAAACTTCATGCTAAAGCTATAGCCATGAATTAGATTACAATGACTGTCGGCCCGCCACTGACGATATGCAACCGGGAAAGCATCCACGTATTCTTTAGTACTGGTATACTTGTATTGCCTAGATTGCAAAAGTGTTTGCTGATTAATAGACTTTATTAAATCAGTTTCATTATAATGAATCATTTATT